TCGAAATCAATCAGCTGAATACCTAACTCACGATTATAAAAATCACGAATTATTGAATAGCAATCTTGGTATCCATGGTGGTAATCACGACCAATGAGTGGCGCTTTATAGCCACATGGCTTATAGACTTGGAAATCTATTTCAGGCCAAGCACAGATCACCCAAGGCTTTTCATGAAGTTCAATTTGTAGTAAATCTAAATCCGAAGCACGTGTTGTAGCATTGGGATGTGAGTTAGGTATTCAGCTGATTGATTTCGAACGTAAAGATGATTGGTGGAGTGATAAAAACCACAAATCCCTTTATTTGGAAAATTTAGATGAAGCTGGATTTTATGAGGTTAGTGAACCTCAGTATGGCGACATGTTGGTGTGTAATGTTGGTCGTACAGAACACCCGAATCATGCAGTGATTTGGTTGGGTGATCAGTGGCAATTAAAGTCAGAAGAAAGCACAAGTTGTTTTGGTGGGCCATTGATTCTACATCACCCGTATGGCCGTAAATCTGTTCGTGAAATCTTTGGGCAACAATGGCAAGAGCGCGTTGTCAAAATTGTGAGGCATAAGAATGCTTAAAACGATCAAATTATATGGCGTACTGGGAAAGAAGTTCGGTAAGGAATTTCATCTAGCTGTTGAAAGCACTCGTGAAGCCGTAAAGGCACTATCAGTCCAAGTGCCTGGCTTTGAGCAATTCATGCTAACAGCTCATGAACAAGGTCTTGCCTTTGCTGTCTTTCAAGATGATGAAAATATCAGTGAGGACCAAATCGACTTTGGGACTGGCGCCAAAGTTATCAAGATCGTGCCTAAAGTCATCGGCGCGGGTGGTAATGGTATTTTTCAGGTTGTTATCGGAGCTGTTTTGATTGCAGCAGCTTTTGTTACTGGGGGTACTTCATTAGCAGCTTGGGGGGCTTTGCAAGGTGCTTTAGTTGGCGCAGGCTTTGGTATGATGGTTGGCGGCATAGCACAAATGATGATGCCCCAAGCGGATACGCCCCAAGACGAAAACCAAGATGGAAATAAGCCTAACAAGGGCTTTGGTGGTGCAGTCACTACAATCGCACAAGGCAATCCAGTTCCGATTCTTTATGGTCAGCGTGAAGTCGGTGGATTTATTGTGAATGCTGGTCAATTTGCAGTAGATACTTTTAGCTCTGCGGATGCTGGTTACACAGGCGGTGGCAGCAGCGGTGGAAAGAAATAATTTAAAAACACAGGCGCAATGAGCGCCTTTTTTATTGTCTGAGGATAAGTATGAACGCAGTAATTAAAGGCGCAAAAGGCGGTAGCAAAAGCCAAAGACAACCAAAAATTGCAAACGATACAACCGCTTCAAAAACCTATGCACGTTTACAATATGGCATGAGCGAAGGGGAAGTTGAGGGCTTAGCAAATGGCTTTAAATCAATCTTCCTCGATGACACGCCAGTTGAAAGCGATAGTGGCGCAAGAAACTTTCAAGATGTCACTCTAGATTTTCGCTCAGGCACCAATGACCAGACATACATGGAAGGTTTTGAAAGCATTGCTTCTGAAGCTGCTGTTGGAGTTGAGCTTAAAAGTGATACGCCTTGGGTTAAAGGGATTACCAATCTTAATCTCGATGCCGTAATTGTAAGGGTGCGTTTTGGGGCTTTAAAAAAGCAAGACCCAAGCAATGGCGATGTTTCAGGTATTGTTATTGATTACTCGATTGAAGTACAAACTGACGGAGGTGCGTGGGAGTTAATGCTTGACACTAAAATGTCAGGAAAAACTTCAGCAAATTATGAGCGTACTCACCGTATCGGCTTACCAAAAGCCAATAATAATTGGTTGATTCGCGTCACACGTAAAACACCAAATTCAAGCTCTGAATATGTCAGCGATAAGATGTATATTCAAGCCATTACTGAAGTTATCGATCTTAAACTTACATACCCAAATACCGCAGTGATTGGCGTGCAATATGATGCTGAAACATTCTCGAATATTGCCAAATTCGCAGTCGATCTAAAGGGCGTAAAGATCAAAGTGCCGAGCAACTACGATCCAGTGAGCCGAACTTACATCGGGATATGGGATGGTACATTTAAACGTGCTTATACCAATAACCCAGCTTGGATTTACTATGACCTATGCACCAATAAGCGATATGCGCTTGGCAAACGTTTAACCGAGCAAATGATTGATAAATGGTCTTTATATCGTTTAGCTCAATACTGCGACCAAATGGTGAATGATGGCAAAGGTGGTCAAGAGCCGCGTTTTACCTGCAATGTGTATATTCAAAGTGCCGAATCTGCTTTTGATATTTTAAGTAAACTAGCAGGCGTATTCCGTGCGATTTCATATTGGGACGGCAATTCAATTGTCTGTGATGCTGATTTACCACAAGATACTTATTTCACTTACACTCGCGCCAACGTCATCGATGGGCATTTTGAATATTCAGGCACTCGTGCGCGTGATCGTCACAATGCAGTCAAAGTCGCTTGGGATAATCCACAAAATCGCTATAAGACCGAATATGTCTTCGTACGGGATGAAGCGGCGATTGCAAAGCTCGGTGTGCGTATTGCTGAGATTGATGCGTGGGGTTGTACTTCTGAAGGGCAGGCACAACGTGCAGGTCTTTGGGCATTAAAGTCTGAGCAACTGGAAACTCGCACTGTATCTTTTAAAGTTGGTTTGGATGGTTATATTCCACAACCAGGTAAAGTAATTGAAATTGCGGATGAGTTGTTCGCAGGTCGTGCCAATGGCGGGCGTATCTCTAAAGTTTCTGCAAACTTGCGCACCATTACTTTAGATCGTGATGATGTGGTGTGTCGTGCAGGCGATCGACTTGTTGTAAACGGTGAAAATGGCAAGGCGCAAACGCGAATTGTGTCATCAAAAGTTGGGCGAAATGTCACAGTCACAGTGGCGTTTGAATCCGTTGCAGCAGAAAATGTTTGGGTCGTTGATGCGCAAGACTTAAAAACGATGAAGTTTCGCGTCATGAGTATTACTCAAGACGACAAACATCAGTTTTCAATTACAGGCTTGCAATACGAATCAGCAAAATATGATGCGATTGATTTCGGTGCATTCATTGATGATCGTCCAATTTCAATCGTCAATCCAACGACTCAAGCACCTGTCACCAATGTTTTAATTTCATCTGAAAACATGGTGCAACAAGGCTTGTCTGTTGAAACCATGCTGATTACTTGGGATCAAGCGCAAGGTGCCACAAAGTATCAAGTCGAGTGGCGCAAGGATGATGGTAATTGGATTAAATTGCCGATTACGGGTAGTAATTCAGTTGAAGTTCAGGGTATTTATGCAGGTAATTATGAGGCTCGTGTTACTGCGATTTCTGCATTTGATATTGCTTCTTTACCGACTTATTCTGTTTTAACAACTCTATCTGGCAAGCAAGGTTTACCGCCTGCCCTAGCCAACATTGCAGCGACAGGCATTTTGTTTGGTTATCGCTTAGATTGGAATTTCCCTGCGACTGGTGCGCTCGATACCGCTTATACGGAAATTGAGATTGCAAGCACTGCAAACGGTGCCAATGCTGCGCAACTTGGGCTTTTCGCATACCCAACAAACAGCCATGTAATTCAAGGAATGCAGCCAAATTTAAAGCGTTATTTCCGCGGACGATTGATTGACCGTATTGGGAATGTTGGGCCGTGGTCGCAATATGCGAGTGCAACAACCTCAGCCGATGCGTCTGCTGTGCTTGATATTTTGTCAGGAAAAATCACCGAGTCACAATTACACCAAAACTTGCAAACCAAGATCGATAAGATCGACACAATTGCAGGGCTTGATGGTGATGTTGGCAATTTGATTGAAAATATTAGTGCTGTTCAAACTCAAACAGATCAAATCAGTGATGAGCTTGCTTTAGAACGTCAGCAACGAGTTACAGCAATTCAAAACTTAGACGATGGCTTAGCTCAAGAAATACAGGATCGTCAGTCTGCAATTGCACAAGAAATTACATCACGCAACACCGCCATTGGCGCTGAGACCGCCGCCAGAAATGCTGCAATTCTAGCGGAGGCAGCAAAAACATCAACCGCAATCTCATCTGAAAGAACCGAGCGATTATCTGAAGATAGCGCACTAAGTCAGCGTATTGACATGGTAAGTTCAAGCTTTGATGGCAATGTTGCTGCTATTCAGCAAGAATTGATCACACTTACAAGTGAAGATAGCGCACTAAGTCGGCGTATTGATTCAGTGTTGGCTGAAGTTGATGAAAACGCTGCTGCAATTAATCAGGAGGCAACAGCTCGAGCTGATTCCGATTCAGCACAAGCACTACTGATTGAAACAGTACGCGCAGAATCAAAGCAAGATAATTTGAATGTTCAAGCACTAGTTTCTGATGAACGAAATGCTCGTATTGATGCAGATGGCGCACTAGCAGAGCGTGTGCTTGGTGTTGAGGTTGTAACTGATGCGGCAATGATTGGTTCAACTGATGACTTGATCGGAAACGAAAATGGCTATTCTGGTACATGGACTATTATGAGTGCTGTCCAGGAGGGGGACTTATATCAAGCACAGCATACTGACTTTCTGACAGTATCAGTCCAAAAAAACAGCGCAGATATTTTCACAGAACAGACTGCTCGTGTGAGTGCGGATAGCGCACTTTCAGAACGCATTGACTCTCTGAATGTTGAGTTTAGCGGAAATACAGCATCAATTCGTGAAAAGCTCACATCACTTGCTGATGCTGACCAAGCACTCACTGAATCTCTTTCTAATATGAGCGCTCGTGTGGGCGACAACGAAGCCAATATCTTTAGTGAGTCGCAAGCGCGTGCTGACGCAGATAGTGCCAACGCAAAAGCGCTGGTGGATTATCGGGCAATCAACGATTCCGCTTTAGCGAATATTCGTTTTGACATAGAGAGTGTTGTTAATGACACAGACTCAAATAGTCAGCTTCTTGTCGCGCTAGATAGTCGCACACTAACTGCACAAGAAACAGCAGACCGTGCCATTTCTGACGCTACATCAAAAGCTAGCGCTGCCGAGTCAGCAGCCAAAACCTATGCAGATGCCAAGGCGAAAGCTGAAGCGGATGCAGCCAAGGCAGCAGCATCAGATGACGCTACATCAAAAGCTAATGCAGCAGAATCAGCAGCAAAAGCAGCGGCAGCTTTAGACGCTAAAAACAAGGCCGACGATGCACTTGCGGCAGCTAAAGTTTTGTCAGATGCGGCTCAAGCCACAGCCGATGAAGCACGAGGCACAGCAGATGAAGCCTTGGTGAATGCAGCGTCAGCAACGATCAAGGCTCAAACCGCAATTGATGACACACAAGCACTTTCAACTTTAGTGACCGAAGTCAAGGCGGTAGCAGATCAAAATACACTTGATGCTGATGCTGCGGCAGCCACAGCAGCAAGTGCATTAGAAAAAGCAACCGCTTCAGCAACAAAGTCAGATGCGAATGCACTCAAGATTGAGGAAGTCACCGCTGAACTTGGAACCAAAGCCAGCACAGGAGCATTGACTCAAACCAATGCTAGTATTGCTGAAGTTGACGACAAGGTTAAGGCAAACACCACTCGTCTTGACGGTGTGTATGCGCAAGTGTACCCCGACATGATCGGCTCGACAGAGGGTTTTATTGGATCGACAGGTCTTGCGGGAACATGGACTTTACAATCAGCAATGATTGAAAACGACATGGCTTTAAGTCAGCGCATTGATACCACTGTTGCTGAAATTGGCAATACAAAAGCACTGGTTCAAACCGAAGCTTATGCAAGAGCACAGGAGGATGAGGCACTATCATCGCGCATCAATACACTAAAAGTTGATGTTGATGGAAATAAGGCGGCGATTGTAACGCTGGAAACAGCGCGAACGACTGACAATGAATCTTTCGCTGGTCGGTTCGATACACTTCAGGTAAGCACAAAGGCCGCAAAAGACACAGCAGATCAAGCTATTCAGGATGCGCAATCCAAGTCAGCCGCAGCAGAGGCGGCAGCTAAGGCTTATGCTACAGCCCAAGCCGAAGCAGAGCGTTTAGCAGCCATTGCAGCAGCATCTGATGATGCTACAGCGAAAGCAGATGCAGCAGAGGGAGCAGCCAAAGCAGCAGCAGCTTTAGATGCTAAAAACAAGGCTGACGCTGCAAAGCAAGCAGCTATTGATGCAGCAGCACTTGATGCAACCGCTAAGGCTGATGCAGCCGAAGCAGCAGCTAAGGCAGTTGCAAATGCTGCGCAACGAGCAGCCGAAGCAGCAGCCGAAGCAGCAGGCAATAAAGGTGAGGTTATTTTTGGCTCAACCACGCCCGCAGCAGATAAGCGTCTGTCTCAAAACTTATGGATTGACACAACAGGAGGTCTAAACACACCGAAGCGCTGGAATGGGTCAGCATGGGTTATTGTTACCGACAAGGCTGCAACCGATGCCGCAAAAGCAGCAAAAGCAGCTCAAGACACAGCAGATGAGGCGCTTGGTAAGGCGGATAAAGCAACTGAGAACATCGCAACCATTCAGCGCGAGCAGGGTGTCTTTGCTGACAGGCTTGATGCAATCGGTGGTGAGATTAAGACGATTCAGGGTTATGTGGATGGTCAGCAGACAAGCATTGAAGTTGTAAGTGCTGTTGGCGACCTAAACAAGCTCAAGAATGAGATTGCAAAAGCTCGACTTGATGAAGACACAACTAAACTGCAAGGACAGGCCGCGGCACTCACTTCAGCGGTAAATAGTTATGATGCAAGAATTGCTGAGATAACAAGTAAGCGCACAAAGGAGCAGGCAAAGGCGGATAAAAATCAGGAATTAATTGATCTTTATACAAGCCAAATTGCAGAGCTAAATGCTGCAAAAATTGATGCAAATGCGCAGAAAGCCGCTATTTCTTCGCAAATTGCACAAATCACAGCAGACAAAGCAAGGCTAAACTCACTTGTTCTGACTGAAAGTAAGATTAAAGCACAACACACAATCAAGCTTGATAGTGATGGTGTGATTTCGTCTTATGGCTTGGCGATTGAAGAAAGTGGGGGTACGAATTACAGCAACTTTGTTATTCGTGCTAACTCGTTTGCTTTAGCAGGGCCAGCAAGCGCGGGAAGTACACCTTACTACCCATTCATTTTCCGCAATACGCCATTCACTGATCCAGAAACAGGCACGGTGTTTCCTGTGTCCGCTTACTTGAAATCAGGTTTTCTTGATTATGCATCAATTAAATTGGCGCATATTGATACAGCAAGTATTGGGAGTTTGAGTGCTGTTAGTGCCAACTTAGGTACGTTTGTCTCAGCAAGTGAAAATGGTAGCACTACTATTTCAGGTGAGGAAATTACTGTTAAAGATGCTGCAGGAAATATCAGGGTGCGTATTGGAGTGTTCATATGATTAACACAGGTATCGAGATTGGCGTCAAAAGTGGGACGCTTAGTGTATTTCAGGGTGTGCTACCAATGTCCTACATTGATGAGGAGCGTACACTGCCTAATATTAACTCTAACGGAACTTCAGCGTCATATGATTTCAATATACCGAGTCATATTACAGTGCCGATGTTCTACGTTGTAATGGATGTTACAGGTGGTTATCTATACGATTTTCAGCACTTGAGTGGCACATCTTGGCGAATAAACTTCTACGGAATAAAAACAATCAATATGGCTACAGGCGGAGTCATACAGTGGACTGAACCACTTGTTAAGGCGGGAACAAAATTTATTATTGGAGGGCAGCGTGGTTAAGTACTTTGAGATACGCAACGATAACGCGAATGTTGTTATTGATGATCAGTTCGTTACACCCAAGTTTCTGATAAAAAAGCAAGTATTTACAGGTAGTACGTTGAAACCAGCGTCTAACTATCGGACACCTACAAACGAGTGGGCGTACAGCTACCAGCAGCATATACTTGCTTTCGGGCCGTCACTTCGCGCACTTGGTTTTGACTATCCAGACACCGAGGCTGGATTGACTGAAGTGCGCAGGCGTTTAATGGTGTTTGCACGCAATGATAACAATGAGGCTTTCCGTGCGCTAACATTTATACGGTACGATAATACTCTAGCTCGATACGAACTAGGTGTTTCTGTCGTAGCAGATACCCCAAACTCACCAATACAGTTATGCTTATATACCACCGCGAAAATGACACCAAGTAAGCTGGGAATGTTGGTATATAACGCACAGCAAGAATTGGTTTTCGATGCGCTTAAAGGGTATTTACAGCACGTCGGCACATTACATGGAGGGGTGCGTGTTGGCGCTGGCGTTGGAGTAGCTGCAACGTACACCCTAGCCCTGCCTGCGACTGTGAATCAGCAGCACTTATATATTTCCCAGCGTTCATCCCTTCCATTTTACGCAGCGTACCGCATTAGCAGCAGCGGGGTGTCCTATGCAAGCACGCACTACCGCCCTGTACTTTCTTTTCCTAACGCAACAACTTTACAAGTTCAACTGGTTGCTCAGCGAAATGTAAGCGGCAACAACCAATCACAATCTTACTCAGGTTTTTTTGAAAACATAATTTATTGTCCTTATGAGCATGATGTTTACACAGGCTTTGGAAACTAACAAAGACAAGCTTAATCGCACCTTCGGGTGCTTTTTTATTACCAAAATTTAGGGGGTCTTATGACCGACAACGAGTCGTACGGGGTCAGAGTAGAGAAGAAGATTGATTCAATGCAGTCTGACATTCGAATGCTGTCCGACCACGTAACCAGATTGACCTTCATTAACGAAGCGCACCAAAACACGAGTGCTGAAAACCGCAAAGATATTGATTCGATTATAACCCGGGTTGGTGTGCTGGAAAATAAATCAGCTCAACTCGATGGTGGCCTGAATGTCATTCGTATTGCCTTAACACTTCTCGCAGGGGTTTTTATTGGCGTGTGCACATGGGTCGGATCTTCAATTATCCAGAATGCACAAGAAAACTCACTCCTTAAGGAAAAAACGGCTCGTCTTGAGTCCGACGTATCAACCATTAGGAATTATCAAAAATGAAATTCATCCCCGAAAACGTCTGGAAATATTTATCTGTAAAGCTCCCAATTATCGGAGCTTTTTTATTGGGTGTTCTTCCTGTTTTAATTCAAGAGGGCATCAACACACAACTCATTCCGACTGAATACCATGCTATTTTGCTTTCAGTTGTATTGCCTGCATTGGCGTACATTGGCCGTAAGATTGCACAGCCTAAAGTTAAGGGTAGCCCATAATGAAACACATATTTGATTTCCTGCGAAAGATCAGTGGTGGCAAACTCACCCAAAAGCAGGTTGATGCTGCAGATAAGTTAATTGCAACCGCCTATGATGACCTGAATGATATGCTGGGTATCGCCACAGATGAAATGCACATCAGCCCAAGTGGTATTGATCTGATCTGTAATTTTGAAGGTAAGAGACTTACTGCCTATGACGATGGAGTGGGAGTGTGGACGATTGGTTTCGGTACCACAGTTTATCCGAACGGCATTAAAGTTATGAAAGGTGATACCTGCACGGAAGCACAAGCTAAGACATACATGGCACATGATTTAAAGAAGTTTGAAGCTACTGTAAATAAGGCAGTCACAGTGCAACTTAATCAAAATCAGTTTGATGCACTGGTATCACTTGCCTACAACATTGGGACTAATGCATTTAGCAAATCGACGTTGGTTAAAAAGTTGAATGCCAATGATATTCGTGGTGCTGCAGATCAGTTTGATGTATGGGTGAATGCAGGCGGTAAACGTATGCAAGGGCTTGTGAATCGACGTGCTAAAGAAAAGGCTTTGTTTCTATCATGATCAAAGCATTATTGCTGTGCATCCTCTTATCGGGTTGCACGGCTTATTCAAATTCACACCTATATATAGTCATTAAAAAATGTAGACTGATTTGTAGACTGTTGAATTATATTTGTAGACTGTTCATGGTTGTTAGTGCGAAGTGTTGCATATATACAATATATTTAAAAACAATGATCTACTGTTATTTATAACTAATTAGATTAAACGCAAAACAATGTTCTCAGAACTGGAAGTTCTAATGGTTAGAAAGTGTGGTGTGATTCAAGTTATTGTTATTAAGTAGCTTATTATCCATATAGTCTACACTAAAAAATAACGTGTAGACTATATGTAGACTGTTGAGTAATTTCAGGCTTAAAATGCAAGTGTCGAATTTGTAGATTAAGCCTGAAATGAAACTCAACAAGACTAATGTTGATGCTATTGCATTGACTGAAAAAGGGCAAGCCATCTATCGTGACTCAGACTTGATTGGTTTTGCAGTCCGAGCTACTACCAAAAGTAAATCTTATATTGTTGAACGTCGGCATGCTGGAAAGTTATTCCGTGTGACGCTGGGTAAGACTAATGAGATTACACCTGCGGAAGCTAGAAAAAAAGCTCAGTCTATTTTGGCTGATATAGCCAATGGTGTTTTTGAGAAAAAGAAAGATGCTTTAAATAGCAAGATAGCCTGGTATT